AAAGAGGCTAAAAAGGCAGAAGCACAACAAGATATGGATGACGACCAAGAAGGTGAAGTAGAAGGCGACCAAATTCTTGATATGATTGGTGGTGTTGAATACAAAGAGAGACTTAATAGAGCACTTAAATACATTGAAGAACATTCTAATGATTATTTAACACCTGAAGCATTACTAACATACAGTCCCAAATTTTTACATATGTTAGAAAATATTGATGACCCTGAAAAGCACGGTTTACATCTTGTTTATAGTCAGTTCAGAACTATGGAAGGTATTGGTATTTTTAGTTTGGTTTTGGATAAAAATGGATTTACACGTTTTAAAATTAAGAAAAACTCATCCGGTGTTTGGTCTATCGATATTGATGAGATACATAGAGGAAAACCAACATATGCTTTGTATACTGGAACTGAAACAACCGAAGAAAAAGAAATGTTAAGACATATTTATAATGGTGAATGGGACCAAGTCCCTGAAAGTATTTCAATTGAATTGAATAAAATTGCCAAAAATAACAATATGGGTGAAATAATTAAGGTCTTTATGATTACGTCATCAGGTTCAGAAGGTATTAACTTGCGTAATACGCGTTACGTTCATATTATGGAACCTTATTGGCATCCTGTGCGTACTGAACAAGTTATTGGACGCGCACGACGTATATGTAGTCATAAAGCGCTACCAAAAGCGTTACAAACTGTGGAAGTATTTATTTATCTTATGATTTTTACACCTGAACAACTAAAATCAGATGATGCGATTGAATTAAAACGAAGGGATTTAAGTAAAGCAAAACCGCATGTTCCAATGACAAGTGATCAATATTTATATGAGATTTCTGAAATTAAAGCAAATCTAACTGCTCAACTTACCGAGGCTATTAAAGAATCAGCGTTTGATTGCTATATTTATTCAAATGGTAAGTGCGTTAATTTTGGCGATCCGACAAAAGACAAATTTTCATATGTTCCTGATTATTCAGAGCAACAAAATGATACGACAGTGCAATCAAATAAAGAACTTGTAGAATGGACTGGTAAACCAATTCGTTTGAATGGTGTAGACTATGTATATCGCAGAATAAGTAAGAAAGTATTGAATATCTATGATAAAGCAAGTTATGAAGCAGCGTTATTAGACCCGTCAATAATACCTTTACAAATCGGAACATTAGAGAAGAATGACGCAGGTGAAGATGTATTCAAACAATTGGTTGTATAATTAGAATAATTATAATGATTTATTATTTAAAGCGTGATTAAATAATAAATATAATATGAATGAATCAGATTTGAAAATAATACCATATACAGCAACATCATTATCAGTTGTTGGTAGATTTATTTTTATGTTTTTACTTTATAGAAATAAGAGCACAAACAGTTTATCTTTACTATTTTGTATTTTGAGTATTATTTCGTCTGGAATGTGGGTTTATTATAGTGTTAAGTTAAACGATTTACCTATGATTTTACGAAGTTCTATTGAAATCACATTATTATCTATATCATCTGTATATATTATTAGAAATAAAATGATTGACTACAAAAATGAGAATAAACAAATATTGCCTAACTAATTTTTATTTTTAAGCAACTCCAAAATAAGATCCAATTTGCTATTTAATGATTTAACTTCGTTTTGAAGCACTGCTATCTTATTATCATTTGTATCTTTATCATTTGTTTTATCATTATTAGCAGATGGAACCTTTTTCAACAATTTAAAAATATTTGCGTCAGCATCATTATTGTCGTCTTCGACAATTTCTTCCATTGTTAACCTTACTTCATTTAAATTTTCTTCATTTTGTTTAACCTCATTTAATACTTCGTTTGAATCATTATAAGGTTTTAAATCCCATGTTACATTTTTTTTTGGACTTAATTGTTTTTCTTTATCTAAACTAATAACTATATTTTCATTATTCGCATCATTATCCACCCTAATATATTTCAGTCTACTATTATTTCCATTTATATTTCCATTTTGTGTATTAGAAAGTTGTGGATTCATCTTATCATTTTTCACCGAAGTCTCTTGAGGTTTTAACCAGTTATCTGTATTCGAATTCAAATTATTATTATTATTTCGGTTAATTTGCTCAACATCATAATTTCGCTGAGATGTCAATTCTTTAATAGCCTTTTCTATTTCGGTAATTGGACCTTCCTCTAGTTTATCATTAAATTTTGGTACAGGTGGTACTGGTAATGCCATCGCATTTGTAAATTCCTCTTGACGTCTATTTAAATCTTTATCAAATTGACTTCTTTTGTCATTTTGAATTTCTTCATATGTTATTAATTCATTCACCTTTTTTTGTGGTATTTCATCTAAAATCTTGATTTTCTTATATTCCGGTTTTGTATTTTGTTTTATCTGTTTATTAGCGTAATTTAAAATCAACAATATATATTTCTTATTCATATCTACCAAACTGGTGGTTTTAGTGCTTTCAACATCATAAAAACCCTTAAGATTACTTCTAAATAAATTTAAAATATTTTCATGAAATTCTCTCGATTGACGTTTTATAATATCTTCATCGATTATAACATCCCATAAAACCTTAACATTTTCATTGTTTAAAAAAAAAGACGTATTCATTTATTTATAAATTATATAAAAATCTATTTATATAATTTTATTTTTTAAACTTCATATTGAACAATTGAACAAATTGAAATTGAATATTTTGTTATATTTTCTTTTTTAATTCTTCTCTCACTTTTATCACTATCTTCATCGAAATCTTTTGAAATGACCGCCTCATATATTTTTGTCGGTGTATTACCTTCCTCAACTTCACACATTTTAATAAATTTGGTTTCAGACTTCATTTTTTTTATATAAAACATTTTATCTGTAATTTTAACAATCTTATAGAAACTATATAATATATCATCATCAGATAATATATCATCTTTATAAGGCACCATAATGATGCGACCAATACAGTAATCTTCAAATTCCCAGGGTAATAGTTCCATTTTTTATAAAATATACTATATCTGAAGGTTTTTAATCAATTTTTTTTATAAGGAATCATTGAAATAAATCTTCCTGAATTTTTGCATATACTCATCTTTCAATATATGAGTTTTTAAATAGTGTTCCGTCATTTTGTCTTCAAGCATATGGACTATAAAAAATAACGAATAAATACCGCATTCTGTATTACCATATTGGTGTTCGATGCCTTCATTGCTGTCATATTTAAAGACTATTTTATTTTTAAGCGCCAAACCCTGTTCTTTTATTCTATTAACCAACGCCATTATTTCGGGTTGTGGTTCATCACCAGTACTGTCAAAGAAAAATATATGCTTCTTCTTTATATTAATAAACATTGAAATCCAATGTTGACCCGGTTTATCATGTGTGTCTGTATTAAATATAATGCCAATTTTGGTTTTACCATTTTTGATTTGTTGCGCCAAATTAAAATTACATAATTCTTCCCAAACACATTCACCATATAATTTTCTTGTATCAAAATCAATTGGTGTAGGACCAATAAAATCAAAACATTTATACGCCTTTTCATATTGCTTCATTACTTTCATTATATCGACACTAGATAACCATTCATTTGGATTTTTCTTCCATTCTTCAGGTGACTCGGGAGCAAATGAATCGGTCATTTCGCTACTAATTTTGCCAAATTCTTTTTGTTGTTTTAACCAACATGACTCCTTATTGCAAACATCACTTAAGTATCCAGTCAATAGTCTATGAATTTCTTTTGTATCATTTGTATTAATTTTGACATCAGGATGTCGTGCATTCCATAAATCTCTTAATTTATACAACGACTTGTCGGTATAACAACTAAAACTATTTACCTCATTTTTCTCTTTAGGACTACAATTCACCTTTTTAAGTTTATCATTATTTTTTTGTCTAGAATAACCAAATTGGTTTCTAATTGTTCTTTTATTTCTCCTTCTTGTCACATTTTTCTGTCTTGTCCTTTTTTGTCTTAATGATTTCATCATATTTATTAGTGATATTTTCTTTTTTTTGAATATTATTATTTAAACCCTTTTCTTTTAACTCAGGATCCATCAAGTTTACCTCTTTTTGTTTTGGCATTATCAACTGTTCTGTCGGTTTTGTAGTTTTCCGTTTGACAAATTTGTCTAAAGGGGGTGTTGTAATTTTAATTGAACGCATCAAAAGTTTGTCCGCTTCTTCGGCAGTAATAATTAATTTATCATCACCTAATTCCGGAATTGCGTTTATATTAATACTTTCTTCTTCATCTAAAGTTTTATATTCTTCTTGTAATAAATCATTGCTGTCAATTGTTTTGAAATAATTGATTGATGCGTTTAAAAAATTATTGTATGCGTATTTCACATCTGGTAACAAATCGTCTGGTTCGGATTTGTTCATTAACATTTCCTTAAATAAATTGTAGATTCGTTTTTTATAAAATTTGCGTTCTTCCTTGTTAATTGACTGTGCCTTCTTATTTTTAACATGAGCGTTAAACATAGATTTGTTTAATAAACAATCTAAAGTTACTTGGTCTACAAATGCTTGCGACATATTATATATTTTACTTTAAAAATATATAATTGGTTTTAACTATTATTAATTATTTATTATTTTAGAGTTATATTTTATAATGGCGTATCAAATTATACCCAATTTGAGATATTTAGGTTACCAAGCATATTACAAAATTTCTGATGAAAAGGAACCTGCTACGCCTATAGCTACCGCAACTGCTGTTAGTGATAATAGTAATTTACAATCTGTTGACGCTTATCCTGTTGTCGAACCAATAAATTCGAATAGTAATAGATATAGTAGTATTTTTGACTCAACAAATTCGAATAGCAATAGTTATAATCGTTTTAATAGAAGTGAAGTTCCAGGTACTATTAAATATTCAGATGGTAATCATCTTATTGAAGTACCAAGACCAAGTTATGGTAAACCAGAGGATATAAGGTTTAGTTTTTTTCAAGAAAATCCTAAAAAAATTATTTACGTAAAAAAATATGGTGGTGGTGATAAGTTTGTTCCTATAGGTCATTTTGTTGGCGCTCAAATAGTAAGAGGAAAGTATGAATATAAATTTAGCGCTAATGATACAGAAGTATATAATGATTATGACATATTATATTACGACCCAACAAACAGCGGTGGTAATAAAAGAAAAAGTTATAGACGACGTCGTGTCTCTGCTAAAAGAAAGTCAAGAAGATCAAGAAAATAATCTAACAATTTTGCTTTGTCATATCTCGCACTTGAACCCTTGTAGAGTTGAAAAACATTCCTGTGCCAACAGTTTTTGAATCTGGATTCGGGTTAAATTGCGAAAATGACTCATTTTGAAATAACAAAGAATGTGATTGAGGTGTGGGTTTTGGTGTGAAACCATAATTGTATAAATCGCTCTTACTAGAAGGAACATACACAGATTGACTGCACTTTTGTAAAGCATAAATTTGGTTTCTTAATTCAGACTCTGTATTAACATTTGATGCGAAACCGGACCACGGTGATGTAGTATTACCAGGATTAAATATTGTGTGAGGATTAAAAGTTGGTTGCACAATTAAAGGCACACTATTCTTTTTTCTGGGGTCAACAATGGGAAGATACGAATATTTTGTCATAACAGGTCGCACATCTAAATAAGGTTGTAACATTTGGGATGGTATATTTCTATCATATATTCTTGTATTCGTTTCTTCGTGTATTTTGGAGACATTTAATTGATTGCAATTATTATTCATTTTATATATTTAATATATATATTTTTATTTTTATTATTATATTGTATAAATGGCTATTATAAAATATAAATTACATAGGTTACATGAAGGGTTTTTTAATATAGTTATAAACATTGCGTTCATTTTATTAGTCCTCACTTTATTTGGTGTATCACAAACTGCTCCTCAATATTTGGAGTATTTAAATTATTATATTCCAATATATATTTGCTTATTCCTGCTATGGCGTTTTAATCCTTTAAGAGAGAGAATCCATTTTACAAGTTTAGACGCTAAAATATCATTTAACGCCGGTTTATTTATTTTAACAACTACAGCACTTAACCAATATTTGAAACTTTTTGAGACTACTACGGTCGCTAAAATTAAACAATTTTTTTAACTTTATAATTTTTAAAATAAACGATTTCGTCTTGTCTTATTTTTTCTTATTACATTTCTACGTGTTCTATTCTTTAAAGACTTATTGAAAAACTCTTGTAAATGCGACATAATTTGTTTTCCTAAAATATGATCTAATTCATACTCTTTTAGATTTTTATCTAAACATCTGTATTTATAGCGTTTAAATTCATCATTCATTATCGTTACAAAACTTGCGTCATCTTTAATGTTTTTCTTACCACAATCGCTATTTTTAAATCTATTGATCATTGTATCAAATGGCAAATCATAATAATAAGGTTTAATATTTATGTAATATATATTTTCATTTGCCATTTCACCATAAAATGTATCATCTAAAAAACATATTTCAGCGTTTGCTGGTATTTTTGAACATCGTATTAAATCATTATGGGTTTTATTATGTGTTGTTCTACATATTTCCACTTGTTTTCCGTTAATTTTAAACGCCGCGATTAATTGGTCTACCAATTTATATTTTATTTTGCTTTCAAAATATGATATGATATGATGCGCCCATTCACGAGGACCAGTGTTATTTGTATATATCATCATCTTATGACAACAATTTGATTCTTTTTTTTTCTTTAAGTAGGTTAAAATATTTATTATATTTGGTCTCAAAAATTCAGGAAATAGGTCTAAAATATCGTTAAAATCAGTTTGAGTCAACTTTGTTGTATTATTTTCACGATCCAAATATTTTTTTAAACAATCCCAAAATATTCCTATTTCTGTAAAATAACCTAGGGTTTCGTCTAAATCAAAAACAACAATTTTCATTATTATATATATATTGAGGTTTTTGATTTACAATAAATTTTAATTTAAGATTTTGATTAATTATTTTTGTAGATAATATTTTATAATATTTGTAAATAATATATAAAATATTTGTATGTCACAAATAACTGATAGTGATTATAAAAAAATACTGGAATTCTATGAAAAACCGATACCTCGGTCTAAAAGATTGTTGAAATTAGAAGCCGAAAAAATACTCGCTACAAAGTTGTGTAAATGTATAAAAAAGGTTGATGTTACCAATGAATCGCGCTCAATTGGTATTTGTACTAAATCAGTTATTAATACAAAAGGGTTTACTAGAGGCAAATTTAAATGCAAAGGAAAAAAATATGTTACATTTAGAAAAACTTACCAAAAGAAAACACGAAAAAATAAGAAATAATTTTGATTTTATTAATCTAATATTTATCTAATATTAGACTAATATATGAATATTAACTATTCTGATATAATTATTATTGGTAGCGGTATGGCAGGTCTTTTTAGCGCTTATAATATAAAAAAAATATCACCACAAACATCTTTTCTAATACTTGAAAAATATAAAAAACAATGGATTGGCGGTAGAACCAGTAATGAGATGTTTTATGGCGCTGAGGTTGTTACTGGAGCTGGCGTTGGAAGAAAAGACAAAGATAAACTTTTAATTAAACTTATGGATGAAATTGGTGTTAAATACAAACCATATGAGAGTTCTATAAATTATTCTCAAATATTTACTCCGATTGATATTGTTAAAATAATTAGATCTTTAAAAAATGAATATAATAAACACCCTGAACTACATCATAAAACTTTTAAGGATTTTTTTATTAGAGTTTTGGGTGAAAAATTATACAAAACATTTATTGTTTCATCTGGATATACCGATTATGAAAATGCTGACTTATATGAAACAATATATAACTATGGTATGGATGATAATAAAGGAGGATGGACTGGTCTTCATATTCCTTGGAAAAATATGGTGGATAGATTATATCATATAATTGGTAAAAACCATTTCAGATTTTCAAATAATGTTATCGAAATAAAAAAAATTAAAGAAAAACCTTGTTTATTTCAAATTAAAACTGAAGAGGGAACTATATATAATTGTAATAAAGTAATTGTCGCTACTACGATTACTGGAATACAAAAAATTGTTCCTGGCGCTTCTAGCAAAAATAGTTTATATCAACAAATAAAAGGTCAACCATTTTTACGATTGTACGCTAAATTCAATAAAGAATCTACAGAGATTATGAAAAAATATGTTACTAGTTATACAATTGTACCAGGACCACTCCAAAAAATTATTCCCATTGATGTTAATAAAGGTGTTTATATGATAGCATATAGTGACAATACAAATGCTTTATTACAAAAAAAATATTTGGAAAATACTATTGAAAATCGTAATTTATATTGTGATTTGGTCGAAGACTCTCTCGGAATACCAAAAGGAAAATTAAAAATACTGGCTATCAAGGATTATTATTGGCCTATTGGAACACATTATTATGAACCTTTAAGAGGACCTTTTAAAACTAGAAGCGAGTTTGTTTATAAAGCACAACATCCTGAAAATGGTATGTTAGTAGTTGGTGAAGTAGTCAGTAGAGATCAAGGATGGACTGAAGGTGCATTAGAAAGTGTAATATCCGTATTAGATAAGAGTTGGGTTAAAAATGAATGTTAATTGTTAAAATAAATAATAACCATGATAACCAATTGCCGCAAAACCTAGCATTAATAATAATTCAAAATATAACCGTGCGGTTTTCTCTCTATTATAACCAATGTAAACTAATAATGGACCAACTATAAATATATGAATCAAATTTACCCAATAACCCTTTCCTAGTTTAATATAATTATATACTTTGTAACTATGATAAAATATAATGATTAATCCTAAACCTAGCAAAATAGGATACATTAATGTAGCAATTGTTGTTCTATATATTCCTACATATAGAAAGAGAGAACCTACTATTAAAATATGAAATAAATGAACATATGTACTTAATTCCATTTAATTTAACATTATATTTTTATCTTAATTAATAATATAAATGAACACTAATAATTTTAATTATAAAAATACAGAAATTAAACATATGACTGGTGGTAGTAAAATAGTGCGAAAGGTTTCAATTAAAAATGGTAAAGGATATAAGAGTGTTACTAAATATCATAAAGGTAAAAAATCTTTTACAAATAAAAAACCGATACATACAGATCATATTGTTCTTATCAAAATGGGTAAATTTATACCAGGATTATTTTCAGAATGTAACTTTAGAGAGAAAAATAAAACGCGAAAAATGATACGTAAATAAATAATATTTTATTTTTTACATCATTTAAAACAAATAATAAATTTATTACCATGCCTGTAGTAATTCATCCAACTCATCTAATGTTATATCTTCTTTTTCTTCTAACATTGCCATTAAATTACTTGGATGATATTTATTTCTTATTTTAAGTTCTCTTATGCGCACCCATAACAAATATTTGAATTGTTTTTTATATTTCAGAGCATAAAACAATTCTCTAAACTGATTTATTATTTTTATTTGTTTCCGAAATTCTACAATATAATCAACCATAAATATATAATTTTCACGTTTAACATAACAATCTATAAATGGATTATTACAACAATGGAGTTCCTCCAAAGATGATGGTAAATCTGGTAAACACGTCAGTTGATTATTCGTACAATTTAATCCTTTCAAAGTAGATGGTAGTAAAGGCAAATATGTGAGTT